AACAACAATCGCCTGAGTAATTCCTACCACCTGGGACCGCTTTCGGTCGAGCAGCTAATCCTTTAAGCTTACCTGAGGGATTAGCGCGACCGGCAGCGGTCTCCAGACAAGACAAAACTGTAAAATTGCTGAGTAACCGCGCTAATCTTCAAGAAAACACGATGTTCTGCCAAAAACTAAAAGGATCGCCCGAGAGCTCAGGCGGTTGTGCTAATCCGGAAGACCGTCTGAGCTTGTCACCGATTTGGATTTCTTTTGTTCCTCGTCCTTACGGAGTGTGTCACCGGGCGCGGTCGAGATAAAATCAGACAATCCTTTTTAGCCTTTTGACACATGTCAGTATTTATTTTTAACATAAACATTACATACGGCAGAAATACATTAAATACGTCTTTTTCTCTTTAATCCTCGCATACTTGTAGTGGGAGCAGCCGTTTTAACTTGTCTATTTTGCCCCAGCCCACTTTGGTTCAAAAATTTTCTTCCCAAGGGAAATTGATCTAGCTGATCTGACATTTTTTCAGAGAGGTCAACATCCCAGAATTTATAGTTTTTATAGGGGTCTGTGTCTTCTTGTGGGGGTTCAACCGGTGGACATTTTGTTGCTAAGGACTGAATAAATCTGTATTGATCCTCCAAATTGGAAGTTGCGGGGGCGGTTATTGATAATTGCCAATTATCGATTATTGATGGTTGCATTTTGTGCAAAAATGCAAGGTTTTCTGGACTGAGACGGACTTTGCAAAGCTGTACAATGAACTGCAGCTCAAACTCTTCCACATGTCGCAGATAAGACTTGAAAGCATTGTTAGCCCAAGTATCAACTGCGCCATTGCCATTCGCCTTTGTGACAATGTTCATGACAGTGCCACGAGTGTTGTCCACTATGGTCACAAACATTTGATTGTTCCAGCAAATGCCATTATTCATACCCTGAGCTCGTTGTAGCCAGTAAGCCCTATTAAATACTTGTGAATCACTGGACACCAATGACCCACTAGGAGTGACCATATAGTTGTCAGTGGATACTGTGGACTGATTTCCTTTACCTGTTATCAAGGTATCGGTGGGGTTTTCCTTATCATCCCCAGCTCTACTGAAAAAATGTCGAGCATACATTTGCTCCCCTCGTGCATAGAAAAACAAACTGTCCCCAAATGGGTCTTTGAGCATTTTAATATAATCCGGATATTTACTAACTGAGTTTACAAGTTCCATTGGTACTTCTGCCTTACTGACCTGCAGCAGTCTATGATCCATAGCTCCCAAGCCTATGTCACTCATATCCCCGTCTTCAATCACTGTATTGATTAGTTCTATTGGGGGACAATCCCCTTGCTCATAACCAGCTCCAGCGCAACGCTGCGCTTGGGTCCAGTGCTCACCGGTTGCCGGGACACAACCAAGTATAAACAACTGTGTTTGCTTTGGATCAAAAGCAATGTTTTGCCTGTTGTCTTGGTCATTATTGTGTCCACTGTTGTATCTACTAGAATTTTCAACGTCATCATAGCGATTGAAAAGAGGGTTACCAGTGACATTTACACCAAGCGGCTGACCCCTTCCCACTTCTACACCTCTTACAGCCCATACTAAACGTTCCTTTTCAGGGTCATACAATTGCTTATCATTAAAAGCAAATTTATTAGGATCAGGCAGCCTTACACGGAAAACTCTGTATTGATTAGGTGACACCTTTGGTACTACCACCGTTCCACCTTTTTCTAGCTCATAATACGGATGTCCCACTGTTAACAGGCGGTCTGTTGATGCATGATAAAAGATGTTTGTTCTGCTAACATATTCATCCGTGCTGAGAATCTTTGTAATGGGTTGTGGTGGCACATAAAATTTACTCTGCTGGGACAGCCACACCGCCATCTGCAATTAAAAAACAAATTTGCGTTTTCTACGGCGTCTTAGAGAAGGGTGAAGTACAAAGTCACCGCTATTGTTAAATGAAAAGCTGGGGGTAATAGTTCCCTCTTCAAAACCAGGTAATACATCTGGCTGGTTGTAATCTATGTGTATGTCTGGGAAAAAGCCTGGATGGACATCAGTGGCAAATAACTTGGGCATCGGTAGGATCCGTGGTGCCCGTCTAGTGGAACTAATCACCAGCTGCAGGCCTTCGCCCACAGATTCTGGCTCATCCAAAAGGTCAGCCTCAGTAAATGCAGTTTCATCTGCATTGATGATGTCTAGGTCAGGCAGCCCACTAACTGTGTCTTCATTTGCAGATTCTGCAATGGGTTGTAGCTCTATACTTTCAGATGGTATCGATGAGATATCATAATAAAAGTGCTTGCGGGGGCCTATTTGCAGACCACTGCGTGTGCGGATAGTGCCAGTAGTACCAAGTCTGCTGACTCTCACTCGACCTGAGGCCGTTCTTGTATAAGAGGGTCTGGACAGTTTGACCACGTCAGTGAATTGGGGGTCTGGTGCAGCAAGGACATTATCAAGGTCCTGATCAAACAAAAGAGTTAACTGATCATCATCTACGAAGGCGGGATTTTCAAAAGTGTTTTCAAACTGCACCAGCTTACGGGGTTGTCCTAAAAAGAGCGGGTCGCTCACTTGAATTTGTTGGTACCGCCTACTGGCAAGGTTTGCAGTTCGCGCCGCCTGGCTGGAGGCGGGGTCAGGGGTACTTGTAATGAATGAGGTTTCCTCTTGTATGTCAAATGTTTCTCTTCCCCGTGGATGCAAGGGTACCAATTCTATGAGCTCACCAGGTTCTGGGGCATCTGTGTAGCTAATAACTATGTCTTCTGGTTGGGGGTCTACAATGTCAGGGACACTAATATTATTTGTATTGGGGGCTTCAAAGGTGGGGTTATTAAAGTGTGTTCTGCTTGTGACTCCACTTTCCTCGCTGATTACGTCCAGGATTGCGCTGCCGCCCCCTGAACTGGGTGGGGGCTGGGCACCTCCTTCACCTATGACATTAGTGCCACTTGTTGTTGGTATTTCAGCAGGATATTCTTCAAGGGGAACGATTGAAGACCCTGCGGGGTCAACCGCTTCAGGGATTACTTCTAAAGGACCTACAGTGTCTGTAGGGATAGGTGGTCTTACAGCAGAGCCACCTACTACCCGTCCGCCTGATGAGCCTCCCAAGGGAACATAACCACCCCTGCCACCCGACCCAGTTCCAGTACCTATTCCCAAACCCCCAAAGTACACTCCAAGACTCCCATACTGTAAAATCTTGTCAGCCACTGTTTTATTTTCATATTTATTAATAATGTCTGGGGGACATGTGTTAGATATTTTGCATGCAGGATAAATGTCTTGTGGAGCAGCTCTGCGCTTGCGCGTGCGTAGCACCATTGTAAACAATGTACAAATTTCACAGATACAGATAATTCACAGAAATGCATTTACAAGCCAAAGAAGTTCCCAACAAACACTTGCATATGTCTGGGTATCGGTACCTCCTCTAAAAACCTTTCACGTTGTGCTTCATCTTTGAATTTTATCAGCACTCTCCCACTACCTACTCTGCATGTGCTGCTATTATCTACCCAACTCCATGTGGTACTAATACAGTCAAACAAAGTGCGGTGTTTGGCTTTTAAGCGATACCTTAAGCACTTAAGCTGGTTGTTGCCCCCTTTTAAACAGATCACTGGCGGATCCCGAGCCTCAGATATAAGTTGCCGAACTCTTCCTCCAAGTCCTCTTGCAGACTCTCTTGGAGCTGTCGTATTTCTTCTTCCAACCTCTGAAGGAGTAGGTGGTCTAAAGGCGGGCGAGAAGTCGGTGGAGTCGGTGGAGTCGGCGGAGATGGTGTTGGCGTTGAAGTCGGTGGGATGTTTTCCTTGTCTTCTGGATCTTGCTGGGTCGAATCCAACTCCTGGGGATCTGGATCTCCTCCGTCCGTAACGAGAAACCGGCCCCGATAACGACTTGACCGGGGTTTGCGGATGGTGCGCGGGGCCTGCGGATACTGCAGGGGCGGGCGACGCGGTGGCGTTGTCAGGGGTGTTGCCAAGAGCGATGGGCCGTAGGGGGGTTGAGCTGGTAACAGAGGACACAGAAAGTTTTTGGCTTTTATATACAACTTCATACTCTCCTTTGCTTGAAAAGCGTGCAGCATCAGTCTCAAAGTCCACATAATATATATTGTTTCCTTCTGTATCCCTATAATACACCCCCTTCTCATCAACAGTGCTAGGTACCTTATGCCAATCACCGCTTTCATCCCAAAAATATATAAACTTCCACACGGTATATCTAAAATTATTATCCTTGTTACCATCATAAATCACCTCCACGGTCTGAGCCCCCTTTTTAAAACAATTAGAAGGAGGGCTTTTAAATCTCTCCTTGCTTGTGTCCTGCAATGTCCACGGTTCCTGACCATACTGACTCCTCTGTAAACTCTCCAAAAACAATACAATTTCAATAGCCTGTTTAGCATTGTGCTGTGTAGCAGCCAAGGTAGGCACATATGTCATTCCCAAGCGCCTTATGCCATGTTTTCTGGCAAAGTGCAATATAACTTGCTCTTTCCTGATCAAATTCCAGTGTGCAATTTGATCTTGCAAGCTTTGGCTCTCCTTTTCATAAAGATTGAGAAGCTGTTCTTGCACAGAGTCTAAGCGTTGGCTGAGGGTTTCCATCGTCCCCCTCCTCTTCTTGATCACTGAGCTCTAAGGTTTCCCAGAACCTTGTAAAGAAAGATTTCCAGTTTTTATCGTCAAGGTTGTAACCAGGTGTACCATCACTTTTTAATGGCATTTTATTCATGAAGCGTAAAAACACTATTCTACTATGTAAGTACATCCATCTGTCATCACCCATCACATCTACATTAGTGGTAACTAATAATGGTGGGCATTTAAGTTCTGTTGGAGCCCTGTGCTTGCAATCAACTGATATTGGATTGCCATCCAAAGCATTTCTTAAATATGTATCAATAAAATCCCAACAGGGCTTTGTAGCATCGTCCAACAGCCCTATTTTAGCATCTGCTAGTGGCTGTAGCCAAAAATGGCTTTTACTATTTGCAAAGGAAATTACCTTCCCTCCCATCAGTCTTAGCAGGCTCATGCAAAAATATGATTTGCCACTATTAGGTGGACCGTAAATCACAATGCAATTCTTTTTAGGTGTCCCTTTCAAAAATTTTTTCATTGAAATCATGAATGGAATATATTCAATTCCTTGAAATCTCAAAAACCTTACTATTTCCTTCCAGTCCCCCGCACCATCAACCTTTTGCAGCCTATAATGTATCCATGCAGATATAGACATTTCCTGCATTTCGGCTCTGAAATACAAGCGAACCATAGCAGCACAGTCTTTTACATATTTTGCCTGAGCATTTGAGGCTAAAAACGCTTTGGCATTCTCATCTGAGTCTGCAAGCAAAGCATATTGATAAGCAATTTTGCTCTCTTCTGTTATGTGATTGTCATAAGCCCACTGTATCATGGTGGACAGCTCAAACTGTTTTTCCTGCGCCATTTGATGATTTACTTGTGTTTGCTGAGTGATCCATTCTGGAAATGGACCAAAGCTTTCAACTGCTGTTACCATGGCTCGCTTGTACCAAAACAAAGCCGCAGGAACGCTTCTGGTCTTTGGAGGATCCAACATGACCTGAATGTGGTCAACCCCTAAAAGCTGTTTTAGCAAACTTGTCACTGTATCGCGCGACTTTTGTGATTTAAATCTTAGCAAAAGCAGTATAGATGTGGAATTATTAGCAGCGTAGTTTAAATCATACAAAAAAAACATGCAATGGCTTCTTAAGGAGGTTTTTAAGCTGTCACCCAAGGCACAATGCACTCCCGATATCCCAGCAACCCAGTCTCCGCATACAGTCTTATCGCTTTTAAAGGGTCTAGTTAGTTCAGCAAAACTTACTGTATGGGCTTCCTTAAAAATCGCTAGCTGAGCTATCCTTGAAGAAGATTGGGTAAAAACACTAGTAACGGAAGACAAAGAATCAGTAATGGTCTCCCGCGCGCTAGAATTTAAACTTTGTCCCGTCCCCAATCCCGATTCTACCTGCTGTGACGCGCCATTAAGAGATACAGCTTCATTTCCCAATCCAAATAGTCTTTTTTTCACAGAATCTTTCTTGCCTGTTAACGAGACAGACTGCATGCGTGGACTGAGTGCATTTACATTTCGTTCAGTTTCAGTTTTGTTTTTCTCGGGGCTATCACAATACTTTCTCTTAAGCTGAGCTATCTCCGCTAAAACCTCAGCAGTTTCCTGTTGGTGGAACAATTCCAGGGAATTTCCCTGAGCCTGATCTGTATTGTCGATTAAATCTCCTATAGTGTCACCTTCAAACAGTTCCTCAAACTCATCGTCAAAGTCCGGTACTCCATCCACACAGTCTGCTTCAGTCACTAAAAACCACCCACTGCTACCCTCTAAAGGGTCTGTACCTTCAGCCATTTTTCAGACGTTTGCGGCGCAGTCCTTGCAAAGTAACAGCAGCGGTCCCAATAGTAGTTGTTGAAAGCCCCGAATGGAGTCCTTGTCGCTCACACAGGTAAAGCGTAGCCTCTTGCCGCAGTCCCCACACTCTACTACTATAAGATAAGCTGAATGCACCTGTTTGCCCTGCTGATCCTCCTCCTCCAGAATTATATCATCCACACGCTCATTGCAATGCAGATTTACAGGATCAGCAGTTTCTGTAAGCACAATGTCCTGAAGGGTAGGCTTGGGGCCTATCATAATTTTTGCTTTATTATACCTACGCCCCAAATATGAGCAAGAAGCTTAAACGTTAATAATTTCTCCCTCGCAAAGAGGACAACCACAAACAGAACTGTCAGGGCTACTTGTATTTCTTGCTCCTGGTTCCTCCTCCCCGTCGGGTGTCCTATTACCACTGCACTCCTCGCAGTCGCAAGGCCCAGTAGGAATCGCTGATCTGGAACCACCTCCAGAATCTACAGTAACTAAAGGTGCTGCTTCTGCAAGCAATGGGCTGCAAAAGCTGCAGTTGCACAAAGGCTGTGTTGGCAAAGGCCTTTCAAGCAAAGGTATTTGAGGCAATGTCCCCACCCCCCGTCTGCAAGGACCGCACAATGCTCTCCACTGCACGGTTCCCGAATATGAAACAATTCTAAATAAATCTCTATTCTCAGATTTCAGATCAATCTTATCAGACGTAGTTAGCACTCTTGCACAACATGTACAACGCATGAACCATTCTGCAATGTCCTGATTAAAAAGCGCTTCAATTTGACTCCAAGAATTAATATAATCCAGGTTAAAAACCAAATCCATATAACAAAAATATCTACAACATACTCTGCAGCTGCCATGAGGCCACCCGTCCCTCCATACAAGTTTTAGCTGACTAAAATCAAACAATGCTTTATCCCCCAAAGACAGCGGCGCACTACAAAAGATACAAGGAATATTCAAGCTTTCAAAGGTACAATTTAGACGGTCGCAAAGCTCCACCAAGGTGCGTGGCTCCTCCATTTGAAAATTTCCGTAGAAACTACTTATTTATACCCTAAAAGTTGGCAGACCGATAAAGGTTGTTTCTCTTCTAAATTCTCCTGTCAATTGTTGTTGCC